ATTTATTAAGAATAACTTTTGTCGTTTAGCTACCAATGGAACGCAGGACTTTTCTTATAACTCAATTTGTAGAAATTTAGTTGATCGTGAAAGTTCAGATATATTCGGACTTTATTTATCATCTAAAAAGACAATCATTTTAAGTTGTGATGATAAAACTTTAAAAGATTATCCGAGTGTAAATCTACAAAGTAATAATAATAAACTTAGAGAATATAGTTTTAGAGTTCATCATAATTTGCCTTTTGCAGAAATGGAATATGAAAAAAATAAAACTGATAATCTTTATTTGGGTTTAGAAATTGAGTGTAATAAAACGAGTAGATGTCCGAGTAAAATTCATCAATTATTAGAGGAGGATATTTTATCAGGTCGTGGAGTTGTAAAATCTGATGGAAGTTTAGGTAGTCGTGGAATTGAGATTAATTTAGTTCCTATGACTTTGGACTTTGTTAAATATACTGATTTCTTTTTTAATTTTGAGAATAGAACAAAAGAATATTTATCTAGTTATAATGATAGCAAGACAGGTATTCATATTCATATACCAAAAAAACTATTCACAAAATTTCAAATATCTCTTTTATTACAGTTCATTAATAAGCGAGGAAATTATGATTATATCTGTAAAGTTGGAGGTCGTGATTTAAACAATTCCGACAATAGTTATGCGAGGACTAGACCGAGTATTAATTATTTTAAAGGTCGTTCAACTGATAGATACTCAGCTTTAAATAATTGTAATTCTGAAACTTTAGAATTTAGATTGTTTAAGGGCAATTTAAGTTCTAAAACAATTTATAGATATGTTGAGTTTGTTCACAGTTTAGCGACTTTTGTTTTATCTAGAGAAATTAAACCTGATACGAATTACAAAGATTTCGTTAAATGGTTATTTGAGAATAAAGCAAATTATCCGATACTATATAAATTTACGATTGATTTTATTAAACCATTATCTTTTGGAAATTTCGCAATAACAAAAAAAGTTAAAAGAGAAAATAAACAATTTAAAAAGATTGAGAGTTTTCAAGTTAGGTACAATAAAAGATATAGAGATATAAAATTTAATGTACCTGAGTTGAAATTAGCAACACCATTAAGACTTAGAAAAATCAGAGCAGTTAGGTCAGGTGTTGTTGATCGTGAAAATAACCAATAAAACAATAGGAGGTTAAAATGGTTATAAATGAGCAAAAAGCAAAAACTGAGGAAAAAACAAAAAAAGAAAAGCCCTCAGGTAAACACAGATTGCGATTTGAGGGTAAGTCTAGCCCTAAGGTCGTGATTAAAAAATGGTCAATTACTTATTTTGAAAAGTCTAGACCATTAAAAAAGAAAAAGAAAAAAGAAACTCAGTTGTCGTTTCCATTTCCTGAGTTAAATCAAGATGTAAATTATCCAATAGAAAAAGATAATTTAAAAGATGTTAATAGTTCACCACCATCTCAGGAATAGTTCCTGAGTTTTAAACCTCAGGTAATTGTCCAAACTTTACCTGAGGTTTAAGCGAGTAAATACTTTTTCACTGGTAGTTAAGTTCTCAATTTTAAATTACTCGCTTAGATATATCCTCAGGATTAGTTTAATCTCAGAAAAAAAAACAGATACGCCTTGCCACTTAAAGAAACCACCAAAAAATAAAAACCAATACCCTGATTAATAATATAAAGGACTGTATATCCTTTGTTGCAGTTGTGGTCGTTGCTCAGTTTTTCAATCTTAGTTTATTTAATACACGCAGAGGTTGTAAGGGGGTTTTTTGACAGTTAGTGCAACCAAGATACCCTTTCAAATTTTTACGACAAAACAAAAGCTGTTGCATAAATACAACTATATGAAGTAAACGAGAAACTTCTGTCGCTTAACCCTAAGGCTATTCCTTACTTATTCGTTGATTCCTGAATATATGTGTCGGTAGTCTCGGTTGCAACACTATATGTAGTCTCCAACGGGTATACCTTATGTATTCTCTAATAGTATATACTAATACTAATACTTATAGATATACTTATATAAGTATACTATAGGAGTTTTAACAAAGTAGTATTATTAGCCCTATTGTCTTTCCTTATATCCATGTGTCTTTTCTTTGACCATGTCCTAGAGTACCCTCTATGAACGACTCTAGGTCTTTCTTCAAGAGTTCTTCCCTATGGGAGTTTATTTGATTATCTGAATCTACTGCCATCTGTTCAACCCAATAGGCTACTGCAATAGACAATACATCTAATCGGTCATCATTTCTTAGTGAACCTCTATCTTTAGTTATTCTAGTCATTTGGTAGAACAACTGATAATTAGGGTCTTTAGTATCAAAGTCCTCTCTAATCATTTGAGTAGACACTATTAACCTATGTTGGTTCATTACGGGTTCTAAGGTATCTATGATCCTTAGTTCCTTTTGTTTGGTATGATTAACTTCATCAATAGTACAAGGATAATACCTTTGGACTACTGGTTTTAATAACTGCGTGAACATACCGTCCCCAAAGTTACTCTCAACGATTATCATATTAACTTTGGCATCACGAGCCATTGTTGCAATCTTAGTTAGATTGCTTTCTGTGTACCCACCACTTAACCCCGTGCAACTCTGCACGTATAGATTACCACCTAGTTGTTTCACTATGGCTATCCCCAATTCATCTTGTCCTCGTCCAGCAGGATCAATCGCCATGACTGAACCTTTAAAATCACTGAAGTCTTCGGATTTAAACATCGGTTTGTAGTATTTGTCCCCAGTGAATCCTACGCTTGGTAAGTCCTCACAAACATATTCAGGACTTCCTGCCCAAGCTACTTTTACTGGAGCTATGTCATTATTAATATCCATGACTATTAAATCACTTAATTTTAATGGGTATCTTTCTTTGTCAGATAAAGTTGTATCCAACATAAACTGTAGTGCAAATCCACTACGACCATAAGACGCTTCTCTTTCGTTTAACTCATCTTGGTTAAATCTATCTGGGTCTATTGGTTCTAATTCTTTTAATTTTTGGTCTATAATAAATGGAGCTAGTTTACTTTCGTATCTAGTTAGCTTTATAGTCTCAGGCATACGAGCCGTCCATATTCTAGTTTCGTATCCTCTAGCTGGTAAATCATTATACACCGACATATCTGATTGTGGTGTACCTAAGAATATAATCTTTCCCTTAGGAGATAATACAGCTTCAAACTCTTTAACATTATCAGTTAGTTTGTCTCTCATACTTTGAGTTAAACTATTGTTTAAACTTTCACAGTCATCAGATATTATAAAGTCAGCTCTACTTCCTGTTAGCTGCCCTGTGATACCGACAGATTTAACTGATGGAGAGTGAGCTGCTTTAGCAGGAGCTACATCAAAGGATACATTACTTCCCCTTTGGTCTGCTCTAGGTGCTAAGTGCTTTAGTATGTCCATTTCAGTAATTAGTCTTTTAGTAAATGTACTGAAATCATCTGCTCTTGTTTTACTAGCAGATACTACTAAGAATTTTAAATTAGGATTTCTTAATAAGTTCCAACATACAAAGGCACTACATATCCAAGATTTACCTATACCCCTAAAGGCTTGAATAACTGCTCGTCTTGGTGCGTTTTGTAAATAGTCTGCAATATCAAATTGCACTGGAGTTGGACTTGGAAGACTTAAATGTCTCCAAGCTAGATACAGGAAATTCCTGAAATCTTGGGTTACTTCTTTCATATAATACCCTTTAAACGCCACTAGAGGCGTGTAGATGAGTCTTTATTGCTTTAGGTCTCCTTTACCTTGTAGAACGTCCGATATTTTAAATGGAAGCTCCTCAGCTAGTTTAGACATATTATTGTTATCCTGAGGGACACAATCTATGTTATTATCTTTTAAGAACTGTCTAGCGACATTCAGATCAGAGGCTTTAACCTCAGGGTCTCTTATTCTCTCAAGTAATTTCTCGGTTAATTGCTCATGCAATTTTCCTAGTTTTTTTTCTGTATTATTTTCACTCATAATTTTAACAATCCCATTTTCTTAAAGCTAATGCTTTTCTTGTTGGTCTACCTTTTTCATCAGTCATACGACCACGAACTCCACTCATACGAGCACAAAACGATTTACGTCTTTTAGATTTTTTATCTTTAGTAGGAGCTTTTAAATTAGAACCATCTTTACGATTAAAGTAAGCTCTACCTCTAGCATTTAATCCACCTGTAGGACTTTGATGTGCTTTTAATGTCATTCTAATATTAATTTTTTAATTGATTTTTCGCCCATATAAATTTCTACTTCTGCTTTAGACTTAATACATTTATAAGAAACTTTAGTATTTTCTTTTAATTGTCTTTCGGCAACTCTTTTACCTTTTAAACATTCACTTAAACTATCTTGTATTCTGTGTTCTTTAATCTCGTGGTCAATTATTAAAAGTAAAGCAAAAACAGTTTCAATCATTAATGGCTACCATTCCTTAGTTTATCTATTTGTTTAGAAATACTTTCTACTTGTTCTTTAAGATGATCTATGTTTACTTTATTATATCTACTAGCTTCTATTTCTTTTTCTATAGATTCAATCTGACCTGCAAGATGTTCTATTAACATATACATCTCAAGATTTTTTGGTTCTTGTTCTGCTTTCTTTAATAGATCAGCTTGAAATAAATGGTCAGCTGTTTCTAATTTATTAAGACGTTCTTCAACACCAAAGTAT